TACGGCCTACGCCACCAGATTTACGAACAAAAACATGGTTGTCTTGTTGTATCAGTTCAACTTTACTCATAGAATGGCCTTTTAGTAGCTTTATTACTTTTGCCAAGATTCAAAATCTTCTCTCAACAAACTATGCCATGTGCCATTGTGTGGGCCTGGCGGAAATGGATGATTAGGATTAAAGTAAACGAGGTTTTCACCTGTTAGACCTTTTTCTTTCCAATTTGCGGACATCATTTCTTCACCAACCATTGTGGTGCCAAGGTCATAAAACTTATTAATTTGATTAAAACAATCTGCGTATTTGTCCATGTTTTCCGCTGACGAAAAAGCAAATTGGTCATTACCAAAATCTCTTTGTGGTGTCATACGACAATTTGGGATATACATCTTTGTATTATCTAACTCATCAAAAGGTATTACCACATTTAAAGCAAAATCATAACGAGAACGAATTACCCAATCATATTTTGTTTGAGTTTCTTCTTCATAAACTTTTCGTATATCATTAGCTTTCATTAATGAGTATGTAAGATTCCAAGCTGCCCGAGCTGGGTCTTTTACTTTCCAATTTGGTTGTGGTGGCGGTACTCTGGTGTATTTTGATAAATCATTTGTTAGAACTTTCTCAATCATCAAAGTAACAGGCTTGTAGGCAGCAATATTCTCTGCACCATCTGTATCCCAAACATGGCAAAACACATCTACATCATAATGGTCTAACAGATTCTTTTCGTAATACTCATAGCCTTCTTTGACACACCGAGGTTGTCCAGATAAACACAATGCAATTTTCATTTTAACCACCTATCATTATCTAAAGTCCAATTTACTACTTGCTCAATTCGTTCACTCAAAGCAATCTGTGGTTCCCAACCTAATGTTTTCATATATTCACCACTTAATGAATATCGTAAATCATGGCCTGGTCGTGCAGAATGAAAGTCGCTCATTTCATAGTGTAGTTCTTTACCTTGTACCTTAGCAATCATCTGTGCGAGTGTAAGGTTATCAATTTCTTCTTTACCTACAAGATTAAACTTAGGACATTTGGCACCACCATAATCAATATCAAATGGTCCCTTTAGATTGAGAATGTGTAATAGTCCTTCTGCCACATCTTTTGCATGAATATAATGGCGAGAACCTGCTTTTGTTTTAGCTGGGTTGGAATGAATTCTAATTGTTTCACCACTACGAACACGGCGAATACAAAGTGGAATATATTTTTCTGGATGCTGACGCTCACCAAACACATTCATTGTGTGTGTAATATACAAAGGCATACGATAGGTGTTTTCAAATGCCACACAAATTTCTTCAGCCGCAGCCTTAGATGCGGAATATGGATTGGTTGAATTGTATCGGTCACGCTCACCATAATAAACTCCTTCAGGTGCAGGACCAAATACCTCATCAGTTGAAAAGTAAATGAATCTTTCTAAGTTACGGAGATTACGAGCATAGTTTAAAATGTTTGCTGTGCCAACCACATTATCCATTACAAAATCCATTGGATATTCAATAGAGCGGTCTACATGGGAACCTGCAGCTAAATGCAAAATGATATTCACATCACCAAGCAAACTTGTAATTTGTGGGTTTAATTCAGCTCGCAAATCATGGTAAACAATTTGAACTCGTTTTCTTTCAGCAGGTGTGAATTGTTGCATTACATCTGCTAAACGATTTAAATTACCAGAAAAATCTAATCGGTCTAACGATATGATTTCCCAATCTGTTTTTCGTATCAATGTTTCAATTAGATGATGAGCAATAAAACCTGCACCGCCTGTTACTAATACTTTTTTAGCCATTATATTTTCTTTCATTCAAAATACTAAATAGGTGTAGGTCACCGGATTGCCTTCCGCACCCACTCTAACACGAAAGGACCGTATCAGCTATGAGTATATATTCAATCTATAAAATTGTCAACCAGTTAAACGGTAAAGTTTATATTGGATTTACATCAAAACAAGATTGTCGTTTTATATCACATCAAAAAGTTTCAAAAAACTCAAAACATTCAAAAAGATTGCTATATTGTGCCGTAAAAAAATATGGTTGGGAAAATTTTAATTTTAGCATAATATATCAATCTTTTGATAAAAATCATTGCCTTACTGTAATGGAACCTTTTTTTATAAAAGAATATAACTCTTTCGGTTCAGGTTATAATATGACCGAAGGGGGTGAAGGTAGAGTAGGTTTTAAACATTCTGAAGAAACAAAATATAAAATAGGTTCACGCACTAGAGGCATTAATTTATCCGAAGAACATAAAATTAAAATTGGCCAATCACATATTGGTATAAAACACACACCAGAAACAAAAAAGTTAATGAGTAAAAACAGAAAAGGCAGAAACTGGTACACAAACGGAATAGTCAATACACAATCAAAAGCTCATCCAGGTGAAGGTTGGTATAGAGGTAGAATTTTATGAATATTTTTTTTCTATAATTTCTTTCCAAGATGTGCGGTCATATTGATGAACAATTGTAAAGGGCTTTCCTGTTGATGTAACAACTTCGCCGTTTTGAAATTGTGGAATTGGCTCTACTAAAAGTGGTGCGAATTGTTCAATCTTAGATGGATCAGCAGTTGTACCTAATTGACATGCCCAAGCATCTTCAGACCTCAAATACATTCCTGCTTTTTGAAACCAAGTGCTTTGAATCATAAAATTAAATGTTGATTGGTCACAAATAGGAATTGGTCGGCCTATGGCAGCGGCAAAAATATTCATAAACAAATCTCTTATAGAATCACCACGGCCAGCAAGAACACCTACATTATAGATTTCATTTTTCTTATATTGTTCATAAATGTAATTACCATAAGTTTCAAATAAGTTTTGATTGCCCCATGGTTCATCAATATAACGCAAAGATTCTGAAGCAAAAATTAAATCTTTATCTTCATGTAAATTCTTTTCAATGTATTCAATTGGGTTGCGTTGAAATACCACATCTTTTACATCGGTTGTTATGATGTAGCGGTAATCTCTGGTCGTAAGGAAATTGTGCATGAACAAAAAGCGTTCAACATGGACAGGAATAGCCGATTGATGAACCAGATTGCCTTCAGAATCTTTTTGACCTGCAACAACAATAAAACCGGCATCAATAACTTTTTTGACAGTTTCTTTATCGCAGTTTAGGAGAACCAGGACTTTATCGCCTTCAAAGCCTGATGCGTTGATTGAGTTAACCCAATACTTTAGTTTTGACCAATCATAGTTGGTACTTGTGCCAATTATCAAATCACGCAATTTCAATCTCCAAAATAAAAAAATACTAAATAAGTGTAGGTCGCCGAGCTGTAACTCGCACCTACTCTAACATAAAAGGACTATGCCAGCATGATTATTTATAAAATCACCAACATCTTAACAAAAGATTTCTATATTGGTAAAACCAAAAGAACTCTACATCAAAGATTTTATAGTCACAAATATGATGCTTTAGAAAAGCACAGTCAAACACATTTTCACCGAGCTGTTAAAAAATATGGTTATGAAAATTTTTTAATAGAAAAAATAGATGAGGCCAAAAATAACTTTGAACTGAATCAAAAAGAAATTTATTGGATACAACATCTTTCTCCTGCATATAATATGACAAAAGGTGGAGATGGTGGTGATGTTTCAAAATCTCCTAATTATATTAAATCACAAAAAAATAAATTTTATCAACATTCAATAGAATCTAAAGAAAAAATACGAAAAGCACATCTAGGTAAATCTAAACCGCCTATATCAGAAGAACATAAGAAAAAAATTAGTTTAGGTAACTTAGGTAAAAAAAGACCTCCAAGAACAAAACAATGGAAATTAAAACAAAGTATATCACAAAAAAGAAGATTCCATAACCAATAATATTACTTATGCTTCGTATAATCCTTAAATCGCTTTACTTTTTGGCCTGGAGTGGCATCTTGGTAATTTTGCCTTAGTATGTTAGTGCCTTCTTGCCCACCACCTGAAACAGGCAGAATATCTGGTTTCATAGCCTCGCTGACACTCTTGTGTAACTTTGTACCGGTAACATCTTGGACATGTTTCCATGCGTTTTTGGTGTCTTTGTTCTTTATGTATTGCTGTAGTTTTTTCTTCTGGTCAGCATTTGCCGTCTGATGAAAACGGAACATTTCCATGGCACCAATGTTACCCACATAGGCCGCCTCATCTATTTTAGTTTTAAACATTTACCCTCTGGTTAATGTGAGGATTTTTTGAATTTGTTTTTCAATAATTGGCCCACGATTTGGCCAATGAATGTATGGTTGTGCCTGTGTCTTTAACAGATTAGTTAAAAACGGCATAATAATTTTTTCAACTTGCTTTAATCTTGCCATATATTCTTCAACCGTTTCATCTTTTTCGGCAATAACTGCCTGATATTCAGCTTCATCAACAGCGGTAAAACCAAAATCATCCATATCACTATATTCATCAATAATTTTTTTTAAATCGTGTCCCATTATTTGCTCCAATTTTTTGCGGATGTAAAGTTTGCTTGGCTGAATTCTAATCTATCTACAAGTTTCAGAGCACCGCCAGTTGTTTTAGAAACTGCTACAAAACCTTCTGGTGCAGTAATTCTAAAACCGTCATCGGTTCTAATAAAGGTACCAATAGATTTAATTGTTTCTAATTTACGAATAATCATTAACTTAGCGTCAACCAATAAATTCTGTAAATCAAAGATTGTTTTTAAATTCATCGCAGAGCTACGAAAGAACCTCATAATTTCTGTTTTCTCGGCTGCTTTCTTTCGTTTGGTATCTTCTCGTTTTACTTTTGCTATTTCTTTATTTAGTTTTGCTTCCACAAAGCGAACCAGTTCTAAGGTGTGAGCTCTTGTGTCAGTAATCTTTTTACCTTCACGCACTTTGGTATTATTAAAGGTCTTAATGTATTCTAGAATTGTATCACTAGAAGAAATGCGGTTTAATGTTAAAGCAGGAATGGTTTGAAATGTCCGGCCCGCTAGTGATAGAATGGTTGTAATTTGTTTTGTTTCTTCTTCTGTAAATGTCGCAGAACCAGAGGCATCAGTAAAAGAAGCATCACGGAACCAAACATCTTTGGTTGTAGCCAAACGACCAATGTCAATATTAAAAGAAGCCTTCATATCTTCCATCTTTTGGCCTGTATATGATGTATGAAACACAATACCAACCTGTGCCGCCATCATCATCTGTGCTAACTTAGAACTTGTTGGTACAGCATATACAATGGTGTTTGGTTGAAAGGTAATATAACTTTCACCATCAATTGTTTCTTTTTTCAAATCACCTTTTGTAAACATCATATCGCCTTGTAATATGCCTTTGATGCCTAGTTTTGGTAGATAACGCAAGGCCATTTTTAACTTTACATTGAGGCCTTCAGCCGGATGATTTCTGTCAATGTCATCGTCAGTATAATTTAGCTTTGCGTTTTTAGCAAATATGCCTTTTGTACCAACAAAGAACTTACCATTTTCTGGATTGGTGCCAGCAAATACGGCAGGTGCACCATCCCATTTAGTGGTGATATTCATTTTAGTATCAGCATGACCTGCCAACATATTACGAAGCGATTGTAGAAAGTTAATGGCTTCCCGAGCACCAGCAACACCACGATTGAGAACTTGGTCCTCAATATGTTCATTACTCAAGGTGTAAATTCTTGCCATCTTTTAACTCGGCAAGAAGAACACCTTGATTTTCCTCCATAAAATTATTAAATTTATACATATGATATTTTTATTCCGTATTTTTTAGAAAACCTACCATCTCTAGCAATATTTTTTAATGTTGAATATGGTGCTATTTTGGTCTCATCATAAAAATTTTTTAAACAACCATAATATTTTTTTACTAAATTACTTTCAACTAAAACTTTTTTAGCTTTAGGATTGTTTACTCCAAAATGATTTGGTTTATTCCAATTTCTATTTACTGATTTTGATCCAATTAATTGTTTAGTTTCTTTTGTGTGTTTTTTCCCATACATGGGATTATTTTTTCCACACAAATTTCTTTTGTGCCAATTTCTACAAATTTTTCGTTCTTCTTTATTTAGATGAGACCAATAATCTTTCAAATAATCACTATTGCCACCAAAACCACCATAAGTTAGATTATAAAAATCTGGATCTTTTACTGCATTATAAAAGTTAATCCAATAAATTTCTGCTTGGCTAAGTTCTTCAAAGGTTTTACATTCTTGTAAAACAACTCTTTCAAAATTTTCTTTGCCATATTTTTTGATTGCTTGCTTTAATAGCTTACCGGAACCTATATAATTTTCTCGGTGTGTATTCTTACACATTCCAATATATTTTTTACCATTAACTATATTTGTTGTTAGATATATGAATCCATACATGATTTTTCTCCTATCATGTATTTATGTATTTTCATCTTCAATGTGTTCATTTTAACTATACTTTATGAATATACTACTATTTTTTGTTGCTGAAGAAGCATACTGAAACATATAAGAACATAAAGCATCTATCTTCTTTTGTTTAATCATTGTATAAACAAGGTTAATTCCAATATACTTAGACATCCACCATGTTTTGTCTTTTCTCTGTGATGCTTTTGCTTCAGTTATTAAATTCGTTAATGGTTGTTTATTACCAGATAATTCTTTAAACATCATAGCAAATTCTTTGAAATCTGATTCAGTTGGTTTTTGAATTGGAACTTCTTTGGGAAATGTCAACTTTGCTCTTTGAACACCAGTATCAACAGCACCTTGAAATATAACTCCGCCACCAATTTTTCCACCAGCGGAAGTTTTTCCTTTAATCTCACCTTGCCAAGATGATGGCTCTGGCCGACTGGAAAAATTTCTTAGTTGAATCTCACCATCTTTTCCTTCTGATTTAAATTGAACATAAATGTCTTTTGAATCAAACATATTTTGGCCAAGTTTTATACCTGTAAATTGTGCGGTTAATGGTTTACCAGCATTAAAAATTTTAGAATGAGCTGAACCTTTTGGGTCCAATTTCTTTAGTGATATACCAATTAAACTTTTTTTTGCAAATTCATCAAAGATATAACGATTGTATTCTCTTAATGTTGGCCAACCAGTTTCTAATTTAAATCCTTTTTTTACCATCCAAATGTCAGCAGGATTCCATTTATCATCGCCTGTAAGTCCACTTCCATCTTTCATTCTACGCCATTCATTGTAAATTGAATCTACGAAGCTTCCGCCACGATAAAATTTATATTTACTGCCGGTTTTTGCTTCAGGAATATCAACAAATATTTGATTAGCAGTTTTGACTATACTTGTGAACCAATCTTCACCTAAACCTTTTATACATTTAGCTAATGGTCTATCACATTCAGCATCAGCAATGGTTTTAGATGTCACCTGAGATATGTCCATAAGGTCTTTTCCAAGATGTTGTCTAGTTGCACAAGCATAGGCTTGAAGGCTTTCAGCTAATGCTGTTACTTCTGCACCTGCTCCTGATATTTCTGCCATTCAATACTCCGTTTTTAGTTTATCGGAGTATTTATCCTATCACAGTTACCTAATTATGTCAATAGGTTTATCACCAGTCCAAACTTCCATTTCTGTCCGTAATCGGTTCTCGGCCTGAAGTGTTGCATATCTACTACAAGCCTTTTTTCTCCACCATTCCACTAGATTCACCAGGTGAAATTTATCATAGTTCTCTTTATCTTTAATCAGTTTGTCTGTTTTACCAAGAACCACATCTTTAAAGTTGGAGAACCCATAGTTAGAATAGTAATAGCGTTTTTGTTCAGTTAGGCCTTTAGCCTTCTCAATTGTATTCATAAACGAGTCATAATCACTCTTA